CATCCACATGATGTCGCTGGCTGCGATTTGAGCCGGTGTCCGCGTGCGTGCAGGGCTGATCTGCGGTTATAATGATCGGCTTCAGTTCCGGCAATCGGCCGGCCTTTTCAGCTTCGACAAGACATGGTTGTCAACGCTAATCCGTCTCGATCCACCACGACCCATAAAACAATCACTTACCCATCATTTTGGTTCGACACAGTGGGAAAATTGGGTTCAATTTTGGGAAAACAGGATCCTTAAAAGTCCATTTGGGAAAAAATTTGGGAAACTGGGAAAGGTCATAATTGCCTGTCTGATAACCTGATTTCTTGACAGGCTTGTACAAATGTACATTTGTACATAAAATGGCGATCATGTACTCCATGGTGATCGTCAATGGCCGCAGTCTCGTCAGGTAAAAAGCAGCAAGTCATCTTGCCAAAGCGGCAGGTTGGCAAGGTGCGTTCCGGCACTCCTTACGCAGGGGAACGGGGCTCTGACATCTCGAACCCCTATGAGCGGTTTGTAGAAGAGCTGTCCAGTGTCCTCCGTAAGCGCGGGGACTCTACGGCTATCATCCGGGCGCTCGCCGCCCAAGACGGCATGATGTCCACCGCCGTCTACTCCATGGTTCAGATTGCAAAAACCGAACACGACGTAATCGCCTACGACAGCGAGACAAACGCTGCATCGAAGGAAGGTACGTTGATCGCCCAGTACATCATGGGACTGATGGATACCCTCAGCGATTACAGCAAGGGCTTCAACCACAAGCGCTCGATCAACGCCGTCAAGGAAACCCTCATCCGCGAGGTGGGCCTGACAGGCGGCTGCGCAGGTGAGCTGGTCCTGAATGATCAGATGCTGCCAGATCGCATCCAGGTCGTCGCCTACAACACCATCAGCAAGAAGTCTGATGGGAAGGGCGCCTACTACCCGACCCAGAAAGCCTCCAGCGGTGGCGAGGATGTGGAACTCAACATCCCGACGTTCTTTGTGGCCGAGAGCAACCTGGAAGCCGAAGACGCTTATGCGTTCTCGTTGTTCCGCGCCGGCCTCAAGCAGTCGTTCATGTTGCAGGAGTTTCTGGAAGATACCCGCCGTGGCGTTCGCAAAACTGGACACAGCCGTCTGGTCGCCAAGCTCATCACCGAGCAGATTGCGGCCACGGCCAGCCAGGAAACCAAGAACGACCCCAAGAAAATGGCGGCGTACTTGGCACAGGTCAAGGCCGATGTTGAGACAGCACTTGCCGGTATCGAACCAGACGACGCAGTGGTCTCGTTCGACTCTGTAGAGTTCAGCGTGGAAGACACCGGTGGCAACAAGTCTGACTACGCACCGCTGCTGAAACTGCTGTCGAACATGACTGGCAGCTCGATGAAGACTCCTAGCTCCATCTCTGGCCTTCGCACAGATGGCTCCCAGTCATTGAGTAACGCAGAGACACTGACCTACCTCAAGATCGCCAAATCACTCACCGCCCCGGTAGAAGACCTGATGAGTCGAATACTGACTCTGGCTACACGTCTGTATGGTCTCCCGGTGTACGTGAAATTCAAGATGCGCGAGATCGACTTGCGCCCTGACAGTGAGCTGGAAGCCTACAAAACAGCTCGTCAGAACAGAATCCTTCAACTGCTGTCGTTCGGCCTTATGGACGATGTTACCGCCAGGTGCGACCTCGGCATCCGAATCACTTCGGACATGACAGAGCTGGCAGGAACCGGTTTTTACACCGCCTCCCAAGGTGAACCAGAAGCACCCGTAGATCGGGCAGATGCAATGGGCAAAGACCTGAATCCAGGTACACCGACCAAAGCAGGGGGCTCCGATCAGTGAACCTGAAATCTGAGGTAGACGGCCTATGACGGGCAACATCTGGTTCGGGGATTACGCCAGCTACATGGGGTACCTCGACAAACTCAAAAAGATCGACGATCCGGCTTACATGGCCACCATGCGCAGCATGTGGGAGTCAGATCGCAAAGAACAGGATGAAGACGAAGAGTATGAGTCCTGGCTGCTGGAGCGTCGTGGCAACACTGCAATCCTGAATGTTGCCGGTGACTTGGTGAATACCAAGGCTTGGTACAACGAGTACCTGGGAATGGTCTCCTATGAGGAGATTCAGGAAGCCTTGGCAGAGGCGGGCGCCGACGAATCGGTGGACCAGGTGCTGATGCACTTCTCCACTGGGGGAGGCACCGCTTCTGGCATCAAGGCCGTAGGCGATTACATCGGGTTCTTCGACCAGAACGTGAAACCCGTCTATGGCTACACCGCCACCGCTGCATTCAGCGCAGGCTACTGGCTCGCCAGCTCCACCCGCAAAATCACTGTTGACGAGATGGGCCAGCTAGGCTCCATCGGCGCCGTGAACGTCCACGTCTCCTACAAGGGGATGCTGGATAAGAACGGCGTGGTCTACACAATTCTGCGCGAGGGCGAGTTCAAGGCGCTGGGCCACCCGGCTGAAGACCTGGATGAGAAATCCAAAGCCTACTTCCAAGACAAGCTGGCCAAAGCGAACTCGTTCTTCATTGAAGCCGTTGTCCGCAACCGCAACGTGTCTCTGGCCTCGCAGGCCGACTGGGGCGAAGGCAAGACTTTCTACGGGCGCGAGGCACTGAACCTCGGTCTCGCAGATGAGGTAGCGACCCTGCAGGACTTGCTGGGACGTTTTCAAGTATCCCGATCCGGCGACGGACGGACAATTTACGGAGGCACTATGCCTAAAGAAAAGCTGAAGGCCGAAGAGGCTCAGCAGGCTCCGGCCCCCTCCGATAATGGAGCGGTCGCCGGTCAGGGCTTGGACGATCTGAACCCGGAGGGTCGTGCAGACCTGTCTGCTGAAGAACTGGCCAAACTCGAAGCTGGCTTGCCAATCGACGAGGATCTGGTATCCAAAGTCACCGCTAACACCCCAGAAGAAGGCGAAGAACTGAGCACCCAGGCACCTGAAATGGGCGAAGAACTGAAGACGGTCATGGCAGAGCGAGATGCCCTCGCTGAGAAACTGCAGGCCGCTGAAGAACTGAATGCCCAGATGAAAGGCATTGTCCTTGAAGCTGCGAACAAAAAAGTGATCGCCATGGGTGGCATCCCTATGGACTTGGACTTCTTGGACTGCGCAACCGCAGTTCAGCATTACGAGAAGGTCGATACCAAGTTCAAATCAACTTTCAAGGTTGGGCAGCGTTCCGTGTCACCGGACACTGACAAGCCTGAACCTGAAACCGGTGCTGGTCTCTCAGCCGCTCCGACATTTGCTGAGCGTGCAGTCGCTCATAAACGTAAGCAGCCTAAGTAACGACTTAGAAAGCAGACACTCAAGAGGAAACAGTCATGCCTGCATTCAAGCACACAATGCTGACCACCACGCCGGCTGAGATGGACATTATCTCTGCAGCGATTGGTGATGATACCAACCAGGCCCGTTCTGAGCTGGATTACGGCAAAGCCGTGGTAAAGGGCGATGCCCAGAACTTCGTACTGGCCCCGGCCGATGCGGAGATTGAAGGCTTCATCGACTCCGTTCGTGGTGACACCGTTAACGAAGGTTACTCCTTCGGTGGTATCCAGCGCCGCAAGCGCATCATCGCTGAAGTAGGTGCCAATCAGGGCGCAACTGCAATGGCCGTCAATGACTTTGTAGTCGCTGATGAGCAGGTTGCATTCGGCACCAAGGGTTACGCCAAGGTGAAAACTGGCAACCCGACCAAGTTCCTGTGGCAGGTCTTGGCAATTGAAGGCACTGGCGTAGCCGGTGACAAAGTTCTGCTGGAACGCCAGTAAGACTGAAGCCCTAACCAAAGACCACTAGAGGAATCCAAAATGCCTGAAGCTATTATCAAGTACCGCAACACAGAAGGTAAGCTGGTCGAGAAGAACATCGACCACACTCTGTACCAGGAAGCTGCCGACAAGAAGGTGGACGTGCCGACTCTGCTGATGCACAAGTGTGCAGATGCTGACCTGGACTACGGCACCCCGTTTGAACAGGCTCTGCTGCACTCCGGCATCATGGCGAAGAAAGATCGCCCGGCTGGCATGATCGCACCTTCCATGAAGGACGTTTTGAGCGGCAACGTCGGTATCGACATGAACGCTGTCCGTGCACCGGACGGCACCAACAACAACATCAGTGCTCGTATGCTGTTCCCTCAGGTGATCCTGGAAACCATGCGGGACTACCTGATCGAAGACCAGTCCGACTTCCTCGACGGCTACAACCGCATGGTTGCGCTGACCGAGAACGTGGCATCTTCCCGCGTTGATCAGCCGACCATCGACACTCGTGCGAACGAGAACGTGGATTCTCAGCAGATAGCTCAGTTGGCGGAACCGGCCAGCCTGGTAACCATCACTGTTGGCGATACAACCCACCGTATCCCGACTGACTCAATCGGTCTGATGGTGTCCGACGATGCGCTGGAAGCGACCAGCCTGGACCTGGTAAACCTGGCGATGTCTGCCCACGCTCGTGGCAAGCGCATCCGCATGGTTGAAAACAACATCCGCAACATGGTGTTGGGTGACAAGGACATCGGTATGGCTGCTCTGCCAGTTGTGACCGCCAAGTCCTTCGACTCGTCCATCACTCAGGCAGGGAAGATCAGCCGTAAGGCGTGGATCAAGTGGCTGCGTTCCGAGTACCAGAAGCGTTCCCTGAACGGTGTGATGATGTCCCTGGACACCGCCATCGAGCTGGACGAAACCCTGGTGGCTCTGAACCACAGCACTGACCGTCGTGAAACGGCTGTTGGCTTCGGCATCAGCAACCTGAACATCGCTCCGCCTCAGGTTCTGATCGTGGATGACTCTGTTGTTGGCGCCGGCCGGATCGTTGGCCTCGACACCCGCTACGCGATCCGTCGCATGGTGAACGTGTCTGCCAGCTACGAGGCTATCGAGAGCTTCGTGCTGCGTAAGGCCAAGGCATTCCGTGTGGATCACGGTGAGATGTCACGCCGTCTGTACGACGAAGCCTGGTCTGTACTGGACCTGACTGTCTAAGACTGACGTGGGTCTTTCGACCCCCGTTATCACTGGATAGCGATTAAAGGAGAAGATCATGGCACTAGCCAAGAAACCCGCCGCTAAAGCTCAGGAACCTGAAACCCAGGGACCTGAAACCCGGGAGCCTCAGGCTCAGGCTTCAGGTTTGGTCAAGTTCCAAATGGAGCGCGGTGCTTATCTGGTTCAGCCGTCCACCGGTATCCGAATCGCCTTTAAAGAGGTGAAGGAACTCAAGGACGACAGCTGGGCAGAGTTGCAGGTGGGAGCTGGCCTGCTGAAGCGCGTCAAGTAATCGGGAGCGGCGATGATGGATATTCTGGGCATTGTGACACTTGCGACAATTCGGTCCACTTTGGGCATGTCTGAGACTGATGCTTCAGATTCTGTTATCGCCAACCTCAACCTGCAAGACGAAGTTGAGATCGACTTGCAAAGCTGGTTACCCGATTTTCAGGCCGTGATCGACGACACCTGGAGTGCTCAGAGCGCAGATGTACGCGAGTTCGTATTCCTGCGTCTGAAGGCATTCGTGAAATACTACGCCTCTGCAGTTTTGGCTGAGTCAGCCCCAGGACTGCTGTTGCGCCGGATCAGCGATGGAGAGAACGAGGCACAGCGTTTCGACTCTGTGAACCCCACCAAACTGGCGGGCAATCTCTACCAGAAGGCTGACCAGTTTCGACAGTCAATTGTCGATAAACTGGAACCTCTGTCAGCCGGCACGTACCCACTGTTCGGCGTGGTCAACCCATCCTATGACCCGGTAACTGGCGAATGAACCTTGGTCGCGTAGCAACTCACTTCAACGCGAACGAGTTCGAGTACCTGGACCCGGTAACCCGTCAATGGGTCGATGGATTTTCAGGGCGGCTTGCTGCATCAGATCGGTTCTTGTCCAACTTCAACCGGCCGACCCGCAAGCGAATGCTGTACTCCTCATTCGACCTGAACTTGCAGCCATACGATGTGATCCGGCTGAAGACCACAGGCGAAGTCTATCTGTTGGGGGTATCCAGAAAGGACACCCTCTGGATGGACAAGGTGACTCAGCTCACCATCTGCCACATGGTCACGCCCGACCTCTCTGCTGGTATCGCAGCCATCGACAGGCCTGCCGTGCTGGGAACCGGCGATGACTTGGGCTGGGTGGTCATGCAGTCGGCAGGGGTAACGTACCTCGATCTGGAGCTGCGGACCACGGCCACAGAGCCAGGCTCCAAGGAAACCCAGATCGGCCACTACTTCGGCTTTGCGGAGGCGCGTGTGGACCTGCGAGACGGGGATCGGCTGACACTCAACGGCGTAGCCTACGTCGCTGACGAGGTGGCCTACGACTCTGGGCTGAGGTTGCTACGGTTGGTCAACCGCGATGTTCACTACGTCAACATGGTGTTCACCATTGGCTCCGGCACAAAGACCTACGACCGCACCACCGGCCAGTACACCAGCACACCGATCACTAGGAATGTCAGCGGCATTCTGACAGACCTGCATGACTCTGATGACGGCTTCTCAAAAGATTCTGCAGACTACACCGAGGTGCGAATCGAGCTGGATCACATCGGGTTTGAGCCCAAGCCCAATATGGCAGTGGAGCTGAACGGCAAGTCGTACACGATCAGCTATGTCCAGCAGGCGGAGTATCGCCGGCAGTGGATTGTGAGGATGAAGTGATGGCCACGGTATCCCGCTTCAAAGAGCAGAACCAGAAGTACATACAGGGCTTTGCATCTGGTATCAGGAACGCCTCGAAATACATAGCTGAAGCAGCTCTCAAAGAGGCTTTTCATCAAGCCGTTACTCAGACGGAGCAGGACTCAGGCAACGCTGCTTGGCACTGGACTGTCGTTGGATTCAGAAAAGGTGATGGATCTGCCAGGGCTGAGTTCTCTGTGAAGTACGGAATGGCCCCGATAGGCAATAAAGGTACGGCCGGAGCAAACAGAGCAGCTGTGGAAGCCACGACTCTCAAGGAAGGGTTCGAGATAATTCACATCATGCTGTTCCAGCAAGGTAGAACCTCCTTCACCATTTTCAACGGAATACCCGAAGGCCGGTACGCCTTGAATGCAGGTATTGACGCTGAAGCTATGGCCCAGATCACTACCAACGCCATGGAGAAAGCAAAGATAGCCGCCAAAAAAGCCACCAAATCCTCAACCTTCTTCGGATACGGCGAGGAAGGGTACGTCGCCAGCGGCGGCAAGCTCACGCAGGTCTACTGATGCCAACAACACTCCCACAAGTCAAATTGGCCCTGATCAACCACCTGCTCGACAACTGGCCGTCAACCCCCATCTGCGAGTCAGGTGCCGGTGGCGTAGACATCTCTGGGCAGGTGCAGGACAACCTGTTTGACAGTGAGTACGAATTTATTGAAATAGACATCGGCCTCACCGCTCGCGGTGCGGCCGGCGTAAGCAGGCACTCCGGTACCCGTGTGCTTGCGTACCTTGATGTACAAATGTACATAATGCCTGGAAGTGGTACCATGCGGTTGGCCGAATTGGAAAGCCAGCTATACCCGCTAGTTGAGAGGAAAACGATAGGCGGAGCGGAAATCCGTAACGCCCAAGGACAGTCAAAACCCTACGAATTCCGGGGAAGGCTGACCAAGATCGTTTCATTCCCAATCGAGTATTTTGAAACAACCTAAGAGGTGACTTATGAGTTTTACAGACTCGAATACATCACAGCTGGCATACGCGATTGATGCGGCTACCACGCTGGCTGACCTGACGGCAACTGAACTGAAGCCGATCAACATCCTGAACGACAACCTGAAGCCGACGATCAGTGCCAAGACTTCAGACGACATCCGTGACGACGGCCAGTATTCCACTGCCCGCACCATGGGTGGCTCTGCAGGCGGCGCGGTGAACATGAACTTCCGCTACGGTGAATACGATGACTTCCTCCGCGCTGCATTCCGCAACGACTGGGTGGAAGACACCGCCGACGCCACAGGCAAAACTCACGTTCTGTGGAACGGACTGGAGAAAGTCCCGTTCTTCTTCGAGCGTAAGCTGAAGCGCCTGGACGACGCCGGTAATGAATGGAACGACTTCAGACGTTTCTTCTCTCAGTACCTGTCCACTGCGACGCTGAACCTGCCATCTGAAGACTGGGTAAGCCTGAACACCAACTTCCTGGGGCTGGGCTTCGCCTACGACGAGCAGGACGCCTCCGTTGACCCGAAAGCAGGTGAGATCGCTGGCATCACCTACCTGGCGCGGGGCAACAGCGACCCCATCGACTCGTCCAACTCGATCACGTCAGTAATTGTGAAGGATGACCAAGGTGTGTCCATGGACCTGGTGTTGGAGCAGGGCTCTGTCGAGTTCAACTCTAATCTACGGGAAGACAAGGCAGTTAGCCACCGGTTCTCTGCCAACATCGGCTTTGGCCGATTCGGCTGTATGATGAACGGCACGTTCTACTTCCGCAACCAGGGCGTTCTGGACGCCATGTGGAACGACAAGAACCTGTCCGTCGAAATCACCTTCACTGTGAACGGCAACGCTTACACACTGGTAATGCCGTCAGTGCGTGTGATGCAGAACGATGAAGACGTTCCGCAGGTGGATGTGACCATGCGTTCCCCGGTGCAGATGCAGGCGTTCCCGAAGACCGTTACGGTCGCGGGTGCCCCGGTCAACTGCACTGCTTACCTGGTTCGCGTAGCAGCCTAAGGTTGCTGGTCAATAACTAGACAGCCGTTCCGGCTTGTACAAATGTACAAATGTGCTGTAGTATCTTATGCACATTTGTACATTTTTCTTTTATAGGGTAGACCAATGGCATTTTGCATCCATAACACTGTCACTGACGAAAAAGCTGAAATCGAAGGCATCTGGATGGACTACGATGGAGGCAGTCGTGTGAAGCTGGCCCGCTTCAACAATGAAAAAGCCCAGCGTATGCGCATGGAGTGGTACCAGGAAAATAAAGCCCTGTTGGAAGCCCTGGCCGATAAAGGCGAGGAAGGCGAACAGCAGCGCGAAGACCTGTTTAAGGCTGGCGAAGCCAAGATCATGTCTGAAGCAGTTCTGCTCGACTGGGACGGCTTTGAAGACCTGGAAGGCAAGAAGGTTAAGCACACTCAGAAGACCGCTGAACAGTACCTGCTGCTGTCCAAGGACTTCCGCAAGGACATGAGCATGATGTCCGGCAACCGCGACAAGTACCTGCTGAAAAACCTGCAGGAAGACGTTGAGGCGGCAAAAAAGTCGTAAGCTGGTACGCTCGTCATGGGGATGTCAATCTGGCATCCCTTCACGAAGCCTGGAGACGATGGGGAGAAAAGCCAAAGGTACTTCAGGAACACGACGAACTCCCGCATTTGCCGTCGCACTTCAACGAAGCCTTCCACGTTTTCAACTTCCTCAAGCAGCTCAGACCCACAAACGAGACTGGCTACCAGCCTATCCCACTGT